GAGGCGACAGCGGCGGGTGCTGGAGGGGCCTCGGTCAGGCGTCTCGAGGAGGCTGGGTTGGGGCTGGGGGTTGTGTCTCGATGGCCTGCCCCGGACGCCTCCGGCCACGGCCTCACCATCAGGCCAGAGGACCCGGCAGCGAGGTACTATCCTCGAGGTGCCGGCCTGCCCGGACCCCCGGCCCCCTCCCGCTGGCTCGATGCGACTCGGACCGAGCCGGGCGTTTCGGCCGACACGTCTAGTACTAGACGCAGGTCCCGTCGGGCCGAGGTACCATCATCGATGGGTCGAGGTCGGCTGGGTCGATCGACCCCCCCACCCAGATTCTCGATCCGCTCAGGATCCGATCCGGCCCCCCCACCCCCTCGGCCAGGTACCTTACGTTATCCCCTACAAACGGAACCTCAAAATCGGGATCAACATCAGGGATCTCAGTTATGTACTTTGTCGCCACGATTCTTGTTTTCTGCTTGGCGGGGTTCGCTGTATGTTTCATGGTATCCTTGACCAAGGACGAATGGTGAGGGACTGGACCTGAACAGGAGGCCTGAACTGATGGCGAAGAAGAAGCGGAACTACCGCAAGGAATACGACAACTACCACTCCCAGCCTGAGCAGAAGAAGAAGCGGGCACAGCGGAACAAGGCTCGACGCAAGATGATGAAGGCGGGTCTGGTCAAGAAGGGTGATGGCAAGGACGTTCACCACAAGGACGGGAACACGGGGAACTCGAGTCGGAAGAACCTCGTGGCGAAGAGCAAGTCGGCCAACCGCTCGTTTGCCCGGACCAAGACCGCACGCAAGAAGCGGAAGAACGCATGAGTCGCAAGACTGTCAGCGGGAAGTCTCCACAGCGGTTCATTGCTTGGCTCAAGGAGAAGGGCGAGTACGCAGGATGGTCGAAGCTCTTCGAGCAGTTGAAGACAGAGGGGTACGCTGCGGACAAGGCCTGGAATCAGGCGGCCCTTGTATTCAACTGGGCTGAGTGGAAGAAGTCCCAGCCCAAGAAGATGACCCCTGAGCGGGCCAAGGAGAGTCAGGTGCCCGACGACCCGTCCATGTTCGAGACAGCCTCATCCAGTAACTGGGAGGACAAGGAGTCGACTCTCCGGGGCGACTTCTCGTGGGTCTACGACAATCTGGCTGTTGAGGACGCTTCTCCTGAGGACTGCCCCTCGAGCGGTGCGTGGGGTTTGCTGCAATTCGCCAGAAATGACCCGAAGGCGTTTTACGTTGAGTGGATGCGGATGGTCAGCCGTCAGGAGGACCGCAACGAGACCCTCGAGAGGAACATCACCGATGCCCGTCGCACCGTTGCTGAAATCGAAGCGCAACTCCAAAACATCACCGATGCCTATCTACTCGAAAGTTCCCAAGACGATCAGGGGGAACCTGAAGTACCGCAAGACGGTATTCTTGGAGGCAGCGAGCGACACGGGGTTGCAGCAGGCACTGCGTGACGCCTGCCGCGAGGACATCCTCTACTGGATCAACACGTTTGTCTGGACGTATGACCCACGGGTGACCGCCGACGGGCTGAGTCCCAAGTTGCCATTTGTGACGTGGCCGTATCAGGACAACGGTTTTCTGGTCTTGGACGAGAGTCTCGGCAAACACGACATCCTGATTGAGAAGTCCCGCGACATGGGCGCAAGCTGGATGTGCCTGACGGTGTTCATGTACCGCTGGCTGTTCTTTCCGATGGAAAGCTACCTGATGGTCTCGAGAAAGGAATCTCTGGTCGACGGGGACGGGGACAGCCTGTTCGCTCATCTGGACTTCATCATGAAGGGGATGCCGTCTTGGATGTTGCCCAAGTACCGCCGGATGAAGCTGAAACTCTTCAACGAGGAGAGTGGGGCCATGATCGAGGGCGAGAGTAACACCAGCAACATCGGCCGTGGTGGCCGGCGGGGGGCGATGTTGATTGACGAGTACGCCGCATTCGACCAAGGGGGCTGGGAGGTACTATCAGCCACTGCGGACAACACCCGCTGCCGGATATTCAACTCCACCCCGTTCGGGGTTGCCAATGCGTTCTACTCCCAGCGGGAGAAAGGGACACCCCGGTTGCGGTTCCACTGGAGTGAACATCCAGGCAAGGGTGAAGGTCAGTACGTCGATGCCGACGGGAAGACTCGCAGCCCGTGGTACGACAACGAGTGCCAACGCCGGGCGTCGGCCGTTGAGATTGCCACGCAGTTGGACATCGACTACCACGGTTCGGCCTACCCGTTCTTCGACCACGACACGCTCAAGATTCTGGCAAAGGACTTCTGTCGGGAGCCTCGTCACGTCGGGACACTCTACATGGGGCCGGGGCAGGAACCGGAGTTCACCGAGGACAATCAGGGGCCATTGAGGGTCTGGTGCAATCTCGACGAGCGGGGCCGTCCGCCGTCTGATCGTGACTACGTCGTGGCGGTTGATGTGTCCCAAGGCACCGGGGCCAGCGACAGTGCGATCTGTGTGGGGGACCGCCTGAGTGGTGAGAAGGTGGCCGAATTTTGCAGCAACGAGATCGCCGTTCACCACTTCGCCGAACTGGCCGTGACGCTCTGCCGGATGTTCGAGGGGCCGGGTGGACGGGGGGCGTACCTCATCTGGGAGGCCACCGGGCCGGGCAGGACCTTTGGGTCGACCGTGGTGGATGATTGCCGCTACAGCAATATTTATTATTTCGAGGACGATCGCCGGGTGAACCGAAAAGCGAGCGATCGACCCGGCTGGTTCTCGACAGGTGACGGGAAAAACAACCTGTTGCATGGGTATCGAAACGCCCTGTTTAGCAAGCAGTTTCTGAACCCATCCCAGAGGAGTCTGGATCAGGCGGCCGAATTCATTTATCTTGCAAACGGAAAGATCGAGCATGGAGGGGCCAGCAACACGATCAACCCTTCAGATCGCAACTCGAATCACGGTGATCTTGTGATCGCCGACGCCTTGTGTTGTAAGATTCTCAGCACGAGAAAACAGAAGTCGCAGCGAGAGGAATCAGGGCCGGACCCGACAAGCATGGCTTTTCGGCGTCTGGAGCGGGAATCGGATGCCACTCTCGATGTAGGCTGGTAGGGCGAACCTGGAAACAGGTCATTGCCATTCAACCCAAAGAATGAAAAACAGGTCTCCCGATTGCGGGAGTCACTGAGTGTCTCGCGTCGTAGGCTCGAGCCATTCCGTCGCAGGCACAAACGGTCTGTCGAGCAGTACGTCGGTTTGCATTATGCCGACGATGGTGCCGAGGCCCCCGTGCCGGTCAATCTGATGGAATTGGCCCTCAACATCTACGAGCGTCACTTGGCCGCTCGGCCACCACAGGTTGCCGTCTACACCAAGAACGGAAAGTTCAGGCCGGCCGGCCTGAAACTTGAGAGTGTCGCCAACCGCTCCCTGAAGGACTTCAGCGTCCACCAGTCGATCCGGCGTTGCGTCCGCAGTGCCCTGCTTTCGATGGGGATTGCCAAGGTTGGGACCAAGGTCACCGGCGAGTACGAGGAGGGCGGATTCAGTTTCGCGTCCACGGCCCCCTACGTCGAACAGGTCCTGCTTGATGACTGGGTGCATGACATGACGGCCCGTTCGATGAACGAGGTCGACTACTGCGGAAACCGCTACCGGGCGTCCTTGGAGGAGGTCAAGGCCGACAAGAGTTTCAACCGCAAGCTCACCGAAAAGCTCCAGCAGCACGAGTTCGACGAGTTCAACGAAGAAGGCGACGAGCGGATTCACACGATCTCGCAGGGATACGGCGGGGCTGAGGGGGAGTTTATCCCCAAGACCGAACTGTGGGAGATCTGGCTTCCACACGACAAGCTGCTGGTCACGCTCTCCGATCAGGAGGGAACCGGGGTCCTGCGAACCGTTGAGTGGGAAGGGCCGGACAACCGGCTGGGTCCGTTTCATCCGCTGTGGTTCAGTGAGGTCGACGGCCAGAGCATGCCGCTCTCGCCGGCGATGCTCTGGACCGAACTGCACGACACGGTCAACGGGCTGTACCGCAAAATGGTCCGGCAGGCCCGCCGGGGCAAGATCATCGGTGTCACCCGTGGCGACGACACCGAAGACGCCGAACGAATCCGGCGAACCTCCGATGGTGAGATCGTGGCGGTCGACAATCCCGATGCCGTACAGGAGAAGGCTCTCGGCGGAATCGATCAGCGGTCGTTTGGGTTCATGGTCCACACCAAGGACCTGTTCAGTTGGATGGCCGGAAACCTGGAAGCACTGGGCGGGCTGGGTCCGCAGTCGGACACGGCCTCTCAGGACGCCATGCTGCTCCAGTCCTCCAGCCGGCGGATCTCTGCGTTGCAGGATGCTGTCACCGCATGGACCCAGCGAATCCTCTCGGACTTCTGTTTCTGGCTCTGGGAAGATCCGTTGCAGAGCTACTCGACACATTACGAGGTGCCGGGACTGGGCGTGTTGGAGAACCCGCTCACGCCACAGATCCGGGACACCCACAAGATCTATGAACACGAGGTTTCAATCCAGCCGTACTCGATGCAGTTCCAGACGCCCTCGATGCGGCTTTCTGCGATCAACTCAATCGTGACCGGGATCATTCTGCCGTCGATGCCATTGATGCAACAGCAGGGGCTGGGACTCGACATGAAGGCCCTGTTGAAAATCATGAGCAAGTACTCCGACCTGCCGGAACTCGAGGAACTGGTCACCGATCTTGGCAGCGGCGGAATGGGGATGGACCCCGGCGAGATGTCCGGCGAGGAGACCCCCTCGACGCAACAGCCGCGACAGGCGGCCACGACCCATCGGGTCAACGAGCGGGTCAGCCGCTCCGGCGGCACCAGAGAGGGCAGTGACCGCGCTCTCGTGGCGTCCTTGATGGGTGGCGGTCAGGGCGGTCCACCGGGGCCAATGGGTTAGGGAGACACCAATGGCGTTCTACAATCGTGGCGGATACCTCAACCCGATCACTGCAACCGGCTACGGCCCATGGCAGGGCCAGTCGAGTTTCTCTGAAGGGCAGCAGGGGTTCTCCCCCTTTGGTGGGGAACAACAGGGATTCTCACCCTTCGGTCAAGCCCAGCAGTCTGCCGGCATGGGAAATAAGAGAAGGCCGGGAGTCTATCAGGCTTTCAGTGATGTCTGGATGGGGCCACGGAGCAAGACCAACTACAACCGGTCTTTCTACTCGCCACAGCCGGGAGTCAGTTCTGCTGGTGCGGTGAACCAGACCGCCACGCAGGCCCAGATGGGAGGCCCTGCGGTTGACCTGTCTCAGGGCAGAGATCCGGCTGCCGATGCGGAAAGGCTCGACAAGATTCGCAACCTGAGAGCGCAGAACGCCTTGTTGAATCCGCCAGAGACGTACACGTTC